TAGCCACGTTTGCGGGAAGGACGGTCATAATTGTGCGTATGAAATATTCGCTCAACTCGAAAAAGAAGTGAAGAAATGAAACCGTTGCCACTCCGCAAGACAATCTACGCCAACGTCGCCTACTACCCCAAGAAACTGCAGTGGTGGAACTTCGCTGAACGCCGAGACTTGCGGAGCATCTTCGGAGGTGAGGACGTGATGGTTACGACGAACCCAAAGTTTCTCGATCTTCTCGTTCTCATGGGTGCGTATGAGAACAACGCCGTCGCTAGAAATGCGGGATACACGAATACGATGCCGGAAGGGTATAGCGAGACTGTGTTCTCAAGGCATCCAACAGAAAAGAAACAGGGGTACTACTGCGCGATCTATCTGTGGAATCCGATTAAGAAACAACCATGATCTCCCTCTCTTACTCAGCCTCCCTCTTTATCTCAGCAGTCCTTGTTATCGTTGGGATAGGGGTGGGGATTTATATAGCGACGAGGTGAATATGAGCTACTCCAAATACACACCAGTTGAGAGATACTATCGGAAGAAGTTACGAGATGCTGAGAACTCACGCAAGAGGGCTCTGAAACTTAAGAAGAAGAAATGAACCTCCTACCACATCAACAAGCGACCGCTGATGAGTTCGTTCGCCGCAACGGGCGCATGTTGTTGTGGGCGGATACAGGAACAGGCAAGACCGCCACGGCGATCGAGTGTATGAACCGCGTGAAGGCCAAGACAACTGTCTATTTCTGCCCGTCTATTCTCAAGCAACAGATTGCTGATGAGTTCGCGAGGTTCGATCCGGAAGCTGCGGTGGCCGTGTTAAATGGCTCGTACGACGATCGTCAGCTTCTCTGGCGCGGTTCTTACGATGTGTTTATCTCTAACTACGAGCAAATACTCAACGACACGGACGAGCTCATACGTTTGAATCCGGAGATGATTATCGTCGATGAGTGCCAGCGCTTTGCGGCTCCGGTATCAAAGACACTCAAGCATTTCAGAAAACTGAATCCGCGCTACCGCCTGGCAATGAGCGGCACACCAGCGCCGAACCACCTGCACGAGTTCTGGAACATGACGGACTGGGTGGCTCCAGGACACTTTTATAAGAGCTTCTGGGAGTTCAGAGCGAAGGAGTGCCGGATGAATCCTGCCTTCCCGCAAATCATCGGCTACTACGACAAGCGCAAGGTGCAAGAGCGGTTTATGGCACAGGTGCACCGCATCCGCCGCGATGACGTTATCACGCTGCCGCCACTCACGGAGGTGCGTATCCCTTGCACGATGGCCAGCGCTCAGCGCAGTGCGTACGAGACTCTGAAGCGCGACATGCTGCTCGAACTCAAGGACGGAGAGAAGCTCACAGTACCGAACATGCTCTCGCTCATTATGAGATTGAGACAAATGGCAGACCTGCCATCAGTGCTCGGCGTTGATGCGCCGTCGGCGAAGGTGAAGATCCTAGGCGAGCTCCTTGAGTCGATCAGTAGCCGCAAGATTATTTGCTTCACGGAGTTTGCGACGGTGGCGCGACACCTACAGAGTATCCATAAGGACTCGCTGGCTGTAATGGGAGAAACGCCTCAAGCCGACCGCGACGCTCTCTTCGAGCAGTTCCGTACCGACGACAACGTGCGTATCCTTTTCCTCACATCAGCCGCACAGTACGGCGTGAACCTCCAGGTGGCCGACACCGTCATCCACTTTGACCAGCCGTGGAACGAGGCACGTATGGATCAGCGTATCGCGCGTGCTTGGCGCTATGGTCAGGAGAGCCCGGTAACGAGCTACCGCATCATCGCTGAGAAGACAGTGGACGAGAAGATGGAGAAGATGATCGAGAGCAAGAAGCGCGAGACGGTAGAGAATCTAAAGGAGTTCTTCCTCTAAGTTGTGGATAACAAGTAACACTGGATGGTGTACCCTATAAGTATGAAAGAAGTTATCCTCACACCAGAAATTGAGTGCCTGAGATGCGGTTGGAAGTGGCGACCTCGCCAGTCTCCTGCTCTTCGCTGTGCGAAGTGCAAGACGCCGTATTTCGATAAGCCTCGCAAAAAGCCGTATGTCCGAGTCAGCGCTCGTCCTAAAAATCCGTAACTGGCTTGTCCAGAACGGGTGTCTGGCTTTTAAGTACCACGGTTCCATCTACGGCTACCGTGGTCACTCTGACATCTACGGCGTTCTGCCGTCAGGCCGCGCGTTCTTTCTCGAGGTGAAGGTACCTGGTCAAAGGCCGAAACCATTTCAGAACGCGTTCCTGGATCTCACAGAGAAGGCTGGAGCCGTCTCTGGTTGGGCTGATACGCTGGAAGGAGCGAAGAAGCTTATCACACCACACATCAAAAAATAGCTCGTGGGCTATACAAGCCGCCTACTCCCTGGACGTGCCCTCCTCCGCGTGCCTGGGGCCAGGGCGGCGCGTATAACTCATGAGACTGCTATATGGAACAGACCGAACACCTCGATCTTGAGGTACAAAAGATTGAGAACGATGTGTTGCCGATCGCGCGCGCCGCTGAGAGTTACGAGATCGTGGATATGGAGACGCTGGAGGGGGCTGTGAACTTTCTCGGTAAGGTAAAAGAAGCGCGTGATCGCGTGGAGAACACAAGAAAGTTTTTCACAAAGCCGCTCCTGGATCTCAAGAAAGTCTACGATGCGAAGTTCAATCCGACTCTAAGTGGCCTTGAAACGGCAGAACAGGTTCTCAAAAGTAAGATGACAGAATACCGCCTGACGCTTCCGGAGAACTCCGTGAGCACGACGAGGACTCCCGATGCCAAGGCAACGTTCGTGAAAGTCTGGAAGCACCGTGTGCTTGACGCAAACCTTGTGCCGAGAGAATATCTCGTCGTCGATGACGCGAAGATCTCGCGTGTCGTGAAATCTGGTATGCGCACGATCCCTGGTATTGAGATCTATGAGGAAGAACAAGTAAGAGCTGGATATGTTGGATAGGTCTCTTTACCCACGCGTAACCACGGTCCTGCACGAAGGGTTTAAGGACGGTGATCTTGAGAGCTGGGCGATTAAGATGGCGATGCAGAAGCTCTTGGCTCTGTGGCAAGAGCACATGGGAACGCATGATGGGGCGCTGCCAGATCTCGAAGCGCTCTGCGCAGAGTCCTCTGGAGCGTCGAAAGAGATCATGCGCACAGCAGCGAGACGCGGGACAGCCACACATCACCTGATCGAAGGCAAGACACGCGAAGAGCTACAGATTCAGGAAGAAGACTGGGGTTCTGTAGAGTCTATGTACGAGAGCTTTAAGCTCTGGGCCAAGGAGCGTAACTTCACACCCATCGCCAACGAGGTCGCTGTCTGGAGCGATAAGCACGGCTACAAGGGCACGCTCGACTGTATCGGCTACGTGGATGGACGCCTTGAACTAATTGACTGGAAGACGTCCAACGCCATTCAGAAGGGCTACAGGCTACAGACTACAGCGTACTGGTCGGCGCTCAGAGAAACGTGGACGATTGACGAGACGCGGTTTAACCCGTTCGAGCTCCAAGGCATCCGCATCGTCCGCTTCGGTGGTCGCTCTAATAAGGACACGCAGATCAAGGATCTGGTAAAATACGAGGAGCTCATCATCGACGGGCAAGAGACAATCGACGAGGACTTTGATGCCTTCCTTGCCGCGAAGAAGTTATACGACTGGAAACTAAAGCGTAAATAATATTATGTCCAACGAACTGACAACGAAGACGGAGACCGGACTCGCCGAGAACACTAAGATGCCAGCTGGACTCGACGGTGCTGGCTCTGGCGATTTCCTGATGCCGCGCTTTAAGATCTGGCATCCGATGAGCAAGCAGGAAGTTCCTGGTGCCAAGCTCGGTCTCTGGTACGACGGCAACACCTCAAGCGTTGCTGGAGACACGCTCCGGTTCTATCTTCTTTCTCAGAAGAACACGTCCTACACGGACGACGAGGGCCGGACGAAGAACTACAAAAACCTGCTCGTCGCTAAGGAGAGTCAGCTCGACATCCCGGCTGAGGTTGTTCTCTCGGCGGCTGGCCTCCGCGCCGCCAAGGGTCTCAACACGGCTCTCATGGAGAAGGCGCTGACGGACAAGAACCAGAACACGTTCGCTTACCTCATCGAGGCGAAGATCGAGATTACTCAGAACGATAAGGGTAAGTACGGCGTGCCGAAGTTCTCGATCGTCGGCATTGCTGACGGAGAGACGTTCGACAAGCTGGCCCGTCTCCACGCTGAGAACGCAACGGCCTATACGCTCGGTAAGGTCGGTGGCGAGACAACTTCGGTTGAAGACCCAGTCTAAAGGAGGTGAGTAGAATGAAAAAGAAAGCAAAAAAGGGTAGCAAGAAGTGCTAATAACCTACACGTGATCGGCACATAAAAAGCCCCCGCTGCATGGGGGCTTTTTATTAACTCTTATCTTCACGTTCCATCATCTCGTGCTTCATCTTCTTCTTCCTCATGCCCTTATGCGCCTTGTCCATCGCGATGGCGATCGCTTGTTTCTGAGGCCGACCCTCGTGCATGAGCTTGCGGATGTTCGCAGAGATTGTTTTCTCCGACGACCCACTCTTAAGAGGCATACTACTCCTTCTTGAGATCTACACGTGACTTAATGTAGGAGAGGATCGCGCAGAGGGCATAGATGCCAAGCACGACCGTCTTCACGTTCTCTGACACCGGAGCGAGGTCGGTGGGACCAATGAGACCAGCAGACGCGAGGAGCGCGAGCAATGTCGTGGCTGACGTAACCCAGAACTCTGATGACTTGATACCTGGTTTAGGGCTCATAAGAGATCATTAAGAATTTCCTTAGCGTAAGTCTGTACGTTCTTCCCCTGAGCGACCTGAGAGGCTTTCCACGCAGCGAGGCCGCGCTTCTTATCACTATCAGAGGCACCGTCGGGGTAGTCCACGGCAGGACCGACAAGAGCGAGGTAGCCGTAGATTTTCTTGAGAGGATCGCCGTATCTGACTGAGAACCACTGATCGAGACCGCCGTCGGGATTGCTAATAAGGAAGTCGCCGTTGCGGTAATCCTTGAAACACACCCAGTGGTCAGGTTCGCCGTCCTGCTTGACGTTATCGACCCACACAAGGACAGGCTGACCAGCCATGAGGAGGCTCTTGATCTTGTTTACGGCGGCGTCGGGTTGGAGGCGTCCACTCGGTACGTTCGTCGTGTTCACTCGTTCATAGTTCAGAACACTCGGGAACATCTTTGGGATTGTGTTGTTGTCGAAGTACCCCTGACCGTCGAAACCTTTAAGAGATTTGATCTTGGCAGCGAGGTCGCCGGGATTGATGTCGATCCCGTAGTTCAGGAGAGCGTCTGCGAGGCTGGTGAACATACAACCCCACTGCCTAATCGTCATCGGAGTACCGTCGGGCATCGTGGCAAAGACGATCGAAGCCCAGCGAGGATCGGCCTGATTGTAATTAGCGACGCGCATCATATTATTCCAGTTTAGGACCAGAACTATTTACAACGGGAAACGACGCGATTTTGAATTTTACGAGCGTGTCGATCTTCTCGTTAAGGGATGTGAGCTGTTCCTTTGTTTCTTTCTTAAAGTCCTTGAGTTCCGTTGTGTTCGTTTCAACCTTGTTGTAGAGGATGCCAGCCGAGAAGATCACGCCCGACAGCGTTAGTACCAATCCGATTGATACAAGACTGTTATGGGTGATCTTAGAGGTCATATTTAGCGATAGTGAAGTTCGAGACCAACGTCACCACCCTGCACAGGCGTGAACGAGTTCGGAGTGCTCGACCAGGCATAGACGACACCGAGAGAGAACTGCTGACCACCAGAGAGTTGGCTGTAGTTGTGGGAGTGTTCTTGCGGGGCAGCAGGCACAAGAGCGACGAGCTTCGGGATAGCGCCAGAAGCGACGACGGAGGCTGTATCGTGGAGTTGGAGATAGCGAACGGCGGCGGCAGAAGCGTTAAAGCCGTAGAAGCTAAAGACTGTGGCGATCGTCGTGCTGATGATATTGCAGTTCGACGCCCTGTAAGCCGTGTAGAGGCTCGTAAGGTACGTCTGATCGTTCTTAAATACCGGAGCGGTAGGCAGGACACCACTTGAGGTGTTAAGTCCTTGTACCCCAACGCGCATGAGCCCGCCCTTTAGGAAATCGTAGTCGTCTGAGTTAAACATATTTGACAAAGTTACTTATAGGTGATATTAGTGGGGTATATGAGCTTTATTATCGTCATTGTTTCAGTGTTTATTTTAGGGTTGATTGTAGACTGCCTAGGGCCAAACGCTTGAGAGCCTCCACGGTTGCTTTACCGCCAACAGACGTTGCTGGACCTGCTCTTTTTGCGATCTGAGCAAAACGTGTGATAGCTGCTGGGCTTCTCAGAGTTGCCGCTAATCCCGCACCAGCTAATCCGCGGAGAGCTCTGTCTCCAGTCGAGTCGCCAGTTGCAGCTCCGCCAGCAGCTCCGAGTCCAGTGAGAAGTGTGTTGAGCCTGATGAGATTTTGACCCTCAGCATTAGCGATTGTCTTTTCTAATGCTTTTTGAGCTGTGAGCAAGTTCGCATACCGCTCATTTAGTTTCTTAGCAGAAGGAACAGCCTGATCAATCAGGCGGTCCATCTCCTGATATATCTGAACGCGCACCTTGTTGATGTCTTTATCAAAGGCTTGCCCTGTCCAGGTCGTTGAGCCTCCGATGTCCGTCTTGATCAGACGACCTTGTTCAGGTGTCAGGCGATGAAGATTCTTGCTACCTACTCTTTCGATACCGCCATTACTTTCTTGAAAAATACCAGTCAAACCTTCTTCGAGATCTTTGAGTCGTTGATAGAGCGCGCGTTCGCCCCGTTTTATTGCTACTGATTTTGCTTCTTCTAATGGGGAAAGGGCTTTAGAGAAATCAACCGTCGTGCCAGACTCGGTAGCCTGCCGCAAGGCGGCGCCCAGCTCTTCTCCGACCTGCTGACGACGTGTGTTGATAGCTTTAAGAAATCCGCCTTTCGTATTAGCTGTGATACCCTCTTCTACAATCTGGCCACCGGGGTTTTTCCCAAAACGGAAGTCATTTGCCTTTGTGCGTATCAACGCGTTAATAGCACGGCTCGGTACTTTCTGAGACAAGAACTCAAGACCAGCGCCTAGACCCTCACCAGCTAGACCAAAAGCACCAGAAGCTACGGCTGCCGTAAGTATCGAAGGTGCGAGCTCTTTGTTTGTCTTGCCTTCCTGCAAAGCTCCACCAAGCCCGAAGGTCGTCCCGCCAACAACACCCTCGCCAAGAGCTCTTGCTGCGACTCCAGCAGCGCCTTTGAGCCCGAGTTTACCAGCGAGAGCTGAGCCACCACCTGCGGTGAGAGAACCCAGCGTGCCGAGCGCTTGTCCTGCGACCTGGCGTCCTGTGAGGTCGAAGGCACCTGACTGCGAGATGACACCCGTATCCTGTGAGATCTGGAGCGCCTTAAGAGCCCGAGCCTTCTGATCAGCGCTCAGGTTCTTGTTGCGTATTAATGAGATTGCCACGTTCGACAACTCCTCCTGACGCTTAGCCGTGTCAGCTTCCATCTTCTTCGCACCGAACGTGCCGAGGGCAGAGCCGATAGCGTCACCGAGAGGGGCGACAGCGCGGGCGACTCCGGTGAAGAAGCCGCCGGGCTTAGCGGGCGCTCCGGTCTGGATAGTGGTCGGCGTTGTCGTATCCAGAGTAGCAACGGGACCGCCGCCGTACTTTTTCTCTAATTCGCTAAAGCTCAAACCTGTATCAGAAGCTCCTGCCGACTGAGTATCGAGCGGCGTTGCTTGGATCTTCTGTACAAGTGCGGCGTAATTCACAGCCATACTAGAGAGTACCTAGTGCGTAGTTGAGGATACCTTCCTGTGATTGAGTCGCGAGCTCTCTGAGGTTCTTGAGTTTCACCTCGATATCCGGAAGCGTGTCCTTGCTCGTATCAATAAAGAGGTTCTGTCCAGTGGACGATTCGCGATCCGTGATAGCCGTGCCGAACAGCTCCTTACGCAGGGCAACCTGGAGGCTCTCAATCAGAGAGGTAAAGCGGAGCCAGTCCTTGTCCTTCGAGGCCCCCGCGAGAGTTTTACCCTTCTGGTAGATCGAGTTGTAGAGATTCGGGTTTACGGACTTAAAGGCATTGAGATTCCCGATGACACCGCCAAGACGCGTATCGAGCTTCTTAAACTCCGTGTAATCATTCTGCTGTCCCGTAGGAAGAGACTTGAGAGCTGTATCTTTGACCGCCTGAAGAGCACCGAGAGTGTCTCCTTTATCAATCAGAGCATTGAAGTTCTTCGCAAAAGCGGCACGATCCTTATCGTCGAGTTTCGGGTTCGTCACCACGCGATTGGCGATTCTGGAGATATCAACCGGAGCCTTATCGCTGATTGTAGGAACCGCATCAGCCTTCTTAAACGCATCCCCAAGCGAAGAGACCCCGGATACGATCTCCGCGCCGTAACCGCCGTTGCTCCACTTCTTCAAAGCGGAGTTGAGGTCGAGCCCAGAGTATACATCCGAACGAATGAGTTCTTCGGCAGCACGAAGCCCTGTCTCAGCGTCCTTAAATTTAAGGAATCGACCCGTGGGGTTGTCCGTAGGCGGAACCGGATCAAGCGTTGCGAGTCCTTCGTCAACCCAATGCTTTGTTTTACTTCCGAGAGTAATGTTCAACGGGTTATTATTGCGATTGGGTCTATCGCCAGGTTTTCCGTTTCCAAACCCTTCCTTCTTTGCCATCGAGACAAGCACGTTTCCAAGCTCATCATCGGAAAGCTCGCTGACCTTCTTCGTTGTCGGTACGTCTGTGTGGCCTGAATAATTGAGAATAAACTGTAGAGCCTGCTCAGGATTTGGTTGGTCTTTAAGCGTACTAGCAATAGCAATAGCTTCTTCCAAGGATGACTTCTTATTTGCTGGAACTGAAATACCCGTGTCGAACGTTTCACCCGTCGTCTTATCGAGACGAATGAGTTTGTCACCTGCCACCTGGAAGTCATACGATTTCTGAGCCAGTTTCGTCTCTTCCAGGGTTTTCGACTTCGCTGAGATTGACCCAACAGGAAGACCGGCACGCTGCTCAAGGCTTGCGAGCGTGGCCTTGTCCATTCCAGCAAACGCAGAAGCACCGAAGGTCGTCAGCATGTCGTTGATGCCCTGACGCAAATCCTGCTGCTGCTGACGTGCGTTTGTCACGTCCTGCTGCGACAAGCCAATCTGCTGCGTGATATTGTCTTTCTTGTTTTTCACGTTCTCAGTAAGCGCGGTCACACGGGCATTGATGCGGTTGATCTGCGGCATGAGGCGGCGCATACGATCAGCGATCGTCGCTTGGATGAACGACTCGTCGGCCTGACCGCCAGCCTGGTTGCGCACTTCATCCTCGATGCCGTTAATAACGGCCTGCATATCTGCGGCCTCTTTATTAGCGGCTGCGAGCGCAGCCTCATCAGCGACGAGACCGGAGGAAGCGCGAAGATCCTGATACTGCTTTACGAGTGTATCAGGCTGCGGGAAGAGAGATTGAATTGTCTGTGTCACCTCGTCCTGATGCGTCGAAGCATCAGCAGAGGGTGTCTGAGTCGTGTCCTGATTCTGTTTAGCGCCTGCGATCTTAAAGTCTGCTGCACCAGAGTCTTGAGAAATACCAAGAGCAACGTTGCGATCAGTACTCGAGACTCCTGTCGTGGGGTTGTAGAAGCGACCGTCGTTCATCTGATACACGCCCGCATCCTTAATCTGTGGAAGAGAGGCAGGCTCAGAGAGAGAGCTCGCCATCTGAGTGGCGTCCATCGTGTTCGGTACGTCTGCCTTGAAGGCAGGCGGAGTGGCAGGACCGAACACGGGCGGCGCGGGCTCCTTCGGGATTGTAGTAATACCACCTTGGCGGTTGATAAGTGCGTTGGACTGGTCAGCCGCCGCAGCGACGCCAGGACTAAGACGAATTCCGCCAGGAGTCGTTACAGTGGCCTGGGTGTTCATTTTATCTTGCAGGGTGACGGGTGCCGTCAAAGACGGCGCTGAGGGCGCTCCGCCTGCTCCAATGCTCAATCCGCCCTGTTTCAACACGTCGCTAAGGCTTGCCATATATCTCTATGGTAACACAATTTTAGCCCACTCTTCCACATACTTGTTCCCCAGAGATCGGTATTTAGCGACCATGCCGCAGGCGTTAGAAGCTGATCGTAAGTCGACAATGACCTCAGTGCCACGAGGTAACACAGGGAAGCTCGTCACGTTGAAAGTAGCGTCGTGATACATCTGCATCGCTTTGAGCGAAGGCTTTGTCGGCTCTAGGAGACCTGCATATGGAGCAAGCTTCTCATCGACCATGGCAGAGATTTTCTCAAGGTTCTCGAGCATCAAGGCTTCGAGGTCTTCCTTTGTGAGTGGTTCAGCCATATTAGTATTCACTTGCCGTTTCAAGAATCATATCCACACGGCGTACTTTTACGCTGCCACCGTCAAAGAGAAGGGCGAGCTGGATCTCAGTCAAATACGGTGGACCAGAGGTGAAGTCCTTAGCGAAGAATTCCTTGGAGAGAATGGCTCCGTCACTGGCGTAGGTCATTGTGCCAGCGACGTAGTTATTGCCACTGACGTCGTTAAACTCGACTTGGAGTGAGTCACCGGAGGCGAGGGCCTCTGTAACAACCCGAACCCAGGCGACGCGGAACTTGAGGCCGTTCGCCTCGATGAAGCGAGTCTTAGCACGGACGGAAGTTGTATTTCCAGCGGAAGCGTAGAGAAGATTGCCTGTGCTGTTCGAGATGTAGATTTTGCTGTTCGAGATCCACTTTACCGCACCACCCGTACCAACGGCTGCGATAGGGGCTGTCAAAGCGTCATCAAGGAAGGGGGCGGCTTTGCCGAAAGCGTTTACAAGGTTGGTGCCCGTGTACCAGATCTGGCCTCGGTTCGCATCATGCGCCTTGTGGAACGTCGGAGCGGACGAGTCCATCGGCTCGCCAATATCGAAGCTGTTTGTCGCTCCGTTATAGACATATTGGTTGTTACGACCGTAGCCGATGAGCTTACCGTACTCGAACGAGAGATTCAGAATATCCGTCTCCGGGAATGGGATTTCTTTCTCCCAGTCGATCGAGACGCCGTCGTAGAGATACACCTTGCAGTCCGTACCACGGTTTGCTGCGGAACCGAGGTTGTTCGACGCTCCGACAGCAATCTTGTCGCCGAAGCCACACGCTGTCTTAATGACCATGTTCGCCGGAAGACGCGCGCCGACTGTCAAGATGCCCGTGAGGACGCCATTGCCGTCGAGGTAGTCAATGTTGTTCGCATGGAGACAGTAGAGGTTCGACTTCCAAGGCAATAGGACGTGCTTGATCTGCAAGTTCTGTACCGTTGCGGTCATCGAGTCGTTGAGCGTTGTCGCAAGAACACCTGTCGAGAGAGGGCCGATACGGTTTAGAAATGTCTTATTCGACGCGTTGTTATACGTCGAGAAAAGATAGTCGCGCGTCAAAGCGAAACCATAATCAGCGTTGATGCTCGGAAGACTCGCGATAACAGAAACGTTTGCGTGGTTCCCGGTATCAACCTGATAGATTTTACCAATGATGTCGTAGCCGTAGAGACGTTGAAGACTTGAGTTCAGCGAGTAGTACTGGAGCGCGTTAATTTGCGTCGTGATGAACGAGTTTACGTTCGATGCCATGAAGCCTGTCTGGAGCACACCGATCTTACGGAACGGGTCGATACCGCCGTCGCTCTGGTTAGAGCCACCCGCATACGTCGATTTACGCCCAATATATTCGTTCAACGACAAACCACCGAGCCAACCGTATTCGGTGAGAGGGCCGATGGTGATAGGGATCTGACGTGTTTGCGTAGGCATATTATGGCTTGGTTCGAGGAGTCCAGGTCGAGGAAGGAGGCGTTCTGGAAGTCCATGGTGATGTCGGCGATGGCGTTGTTCGCGCAGTCCACGTGCTCGTTGGCTTCGTACGCTTGAGCCAGTTAAGCGGCGTCCTCAGATACTCGAGGATCGAAATGCTCTCTATAAGTATTCTACCGTAATTTACAGCTCTCGTAAGCGTATCGGTTAAACCAATGGACTCTGAAAAGTTGCGCATCACCGCAATCGAACGAGAGAAGCGCTCGGTAATTGTCGGGGACTCGTTAAACGAGCGGGTGTAGGAGACAAGGCGGGAAATGGAGTCGCCGATCGCTACGAGTTCGGAGAGCACAGCCGTAATAAAACGACCTGTCAGGGTTGATTCTGTGATTGTGATGCGTTCAGCTAGACCACGCGTAGCAGACCAGGCACGCGTCATAGACTCAGAGAGAACTGGCTTTTCAGAGAATGAGCGAGGAGCTGTTACAGCACGCGAGAAACGCTCAGTAATGCTGGGTGTCTCTGAGAGATTGAGGGTTGTGGTAGTGGAGGTTAGAGGGGCGAAAGATTGCATCAGAATAATGCAGTCGATGTTCACACTCGTGAAAGTGATTTCAAGAGATGTGTCAGCTGCTGGGTGAATGAGCGCGTTACCGTCAACGGAAATAATCGAGTTTGTCCCACTTGTGTTTGTCTGTCTTGCCGTCGTAGCAGTACCAGCAGCTAGGTTGGTGTTACCGCTGACGTAGAATACGGCGCGCACCCAGCAGTTATCGGCTACGGGGGTGAGGTTGCGAGACTTCGGAGAGTTGACGTTAATTGCATTTGTGATGATCTGGTTGTCGATCGTCGTGGATTGTTTGACGCCTCTATAACTGACGGCTGTAGCACGAACCTGAGCCGATGAACTTAGAGAGACCGTAAGGGTGTTAGACCCTGTCGCCGGCGCGATCATGAAGTACGTATAGATACGTACGTCGATCACGTTGGAACGGGCTTGTGTATCTATCTGCGTCATCGCCACACCGTTGTAGGTAACGCCCGTAACGAGGTTGCTAATTGTGCCGTCGAGCATCACGTCAACCCAGAGGGCATCTCCGGCAGTATTGGTAAACGAACCAGAGAGCGATGATGTGTTCGCTCTTGCGAGGGTGCCTGAACTGTCGTAGGCAATCGCCATACCTCAAGACTTATCTCTATCTCCGTAAAGAGATAGAGTAAATCTTTAGAACTGGAACTTGTACGTCACGACGACTGTATCTCCGTTCTGACCGTTGATAGCGGTCACGACCTGACGACCAAACATCTGACCGTTGTTCGCGCCAGAGAGGTTGAAAATGCCGACCTCTTGGATCTGGCAGGAGGTCTGAATAGCAAAGCTGTAGTAGAACTGGGCGGTATCAGTGATACCCGTCGGAGCTGAAACGTTGACTGCCGAGACGGAGCACCGGACACGAGCAGCTCCAGAGCTGTTAGCTCCGGTCAATTCACCAAGAAGGAGAGACTGACCTACGGCAGCAGCGGTTGAGTCTGTACCAAGCGCCATGTAGTTAGCACGCGGGATCGACGAGAACAGCGCATTATTTGCAAACGCGTACTTGCCAACGTACGGAACAGTGTTGACGACTTCTTGTTTTGAAAGCGTCTTGCCGCCACGAATGTGCTCGATCGTGAAGTACCCCTTCGGAGACATGCGTTCGGTAAAGTTGCCAGCTTGAGCACGTGCCGGATTCTTGCGCTTGAAGATGAGATCTTTGAGTGACATAGTTTAGCGATAATTTTGACGAGACCCGCGCATTACGATCGGTTCCCCGTCGTTTCGCGGAGCGACGGTCTTTAAGAAAAGTTGAATAAGTTCTTCCTGCTTCTCCAAAGCCGTTGAAGCCGAGATCTTGCCCTTCATAACCTCCGTATCCAACGTAACCGCCTCGACAAGGTATGAGTGGTACTCTTTCGGCAAGGCAGCACTCTCCGAAGTTAGCGTCATGTCCTGTGGGCGCTTGAAGTAGTAGAGCTTCAATCCGCCCGTAACTGTTGCCGTCGGGATGGGATAGAGAAAGAGCGAGTTCTCGAGCACGTCCGCGTACGGGTAGTCCACCGTGTAGTTATTGGTGATCGTCGTCGAGTCAGTCGGGAGCACCTCGCTGCCCGTTGTGCCGTTCACGCCGTATTGCGGACGCTGGTTGATGTCGAAAAATTTAATAGCTCTCCAGTTTGTGCCGTCGAACGTGCACTCAAGTTTCTTGAGCCGCATGCAGTCATCGGGGAGCTGGTATTCTTGCTGGTTGCCAATGAGATCGGTCGTAGAGCGTTCGCCGAGAAAATCTTCGCGTACTTTTTGGAGCGCGGCACAAAACTGACGATTGCGCTCGTTGGTAAAAAGAAAGAGCGTTGTATTCGTCAACGTTCCAGAGTTCGTGTTCGTACGAGCTCGTACGTAGTCGAAAATCTGGGTATTTGTCATACTTTTGAAAGTTTTTCGTTACGTATTAAGTTTATACCAAATGACATTCCCATATAGACAAAGACACCAGGTGAGTTCCGGTGTCTTTGGTCGTGTCCTTGGAGCGACTGCTATGTAACTCCGGTGCACGGCCGTGACACCTGAAAAATATAGCAGTCGAATTGTAATTCTAGTCGAGGTACGGCATCTTCACTTTCCCCCCGTCAATCTCACGGCGTTTACCTGTCCACAGGTCCAGGTTTGGCTTATGACGGTATGGATGCGGGATAAACTTATCGTGGTCCCAAGCGAGGGCGCGGTTCTTGGTATCCACCTTGAACCCCCACCCCTTCTTAAAGAGACGATAGGCGAGGTCTACGTTGTCCCAGGAGAATCCTGAGTCGTAGTCCTCATCCCACCCACCTACGTCTAGTATAGCCTTTTTCGGTATACATGCGAAGTCCGTCTCCCACTCGTACCACGAGACGTAAGACCCGTCTGGGCGGTCGAGACGCCAATCAGACTTCGTAACCGTCTTCCAGTCCTCTGTCTTTTGCAGAACGAACGTCCAGCCCACCTCCGGATCTTCCTGATACCTGTCCCAGCACCGCTGGAGGCCGTCTGGAGCGATCCTGGTGTAGTCCTGGAGTATGACGATGAGTTCGCCGGATGAGCGCCGTACGCAGTCGTTTAGTGCGTTACAGAGGTCGGGAACAGGTCCAGGAACAGACAACTTGTGGATATGTTCAAAGTCAGTGAACGTCTGTCCTTTGAGGGTATCCTCAACCTCCTTGAGTCCATCAGGTCGGATACTTGGAGTAATGCAACTAATTTTTGGCATAGTGTTTTTTCATGTGTTCAGACTGGCTAGAACATAGTTCTAAGTTTTCAGGACGATTATCAGACTTAATACCATGGTACAGGCTACTTGAATTTAAAGAGCACGGATTTCTTCTAAGTGCCGCATGATGAGCTCATGAGCCTCAGCTCTGTCTATGGAGGCCACTCGATCAAAGAAGTGTCCGCATTTGGGATCATAGAAGACGGGTCGTAGATCTGGCACACCAGCTATCCAAGCTGCTACTGTTGCGTGTAAACGGGTAGTAATAGCGACTTCCGCTTCTGAGAGGTATTCAATAAGTTTTTTACCATCTGAGAATACCTTCGAGCCCCCGACGAAGTTGTGCGCTTGGCCCATTTGAAAGAACTCAAAACCGTTACGGTTATCCATTATATAATGCGGAAGAAGGTTGAAATATTTGTCTTCCTTATGGGACAAATCAATAAGATTTGCAACCTTACGGAAACGAGTGCGCTTAGGAGCGACGTGATAGTTCCACAAATCAACAGAAACTACGGAGTCGATATTAAAGCGCTTGAGCTGCACGTGTGAAAAGAGATCACGCACATAAATTGCTTTAAATCTCCTAAGCAGTTCCGCTCCCTCTCCATTCCAATTGTTAGATACACCAAGAGAGACACCAACAGTATTATCCGGATCTGTGATCTTTGAATAGAACTCCGAGTCTGGTTTAAAAGCTGGTGTGATGAGCGTACCTCCACCAAACGTCTCCGTATCCGGAAGTTGTTCTTCCAAGATACGGAGCATCTCATCGTCACCGAGATTTCCGTGGCCAAACCACCCGATGTGCTGCGTCATACATTGCGGTGAGAGTAGAGGCGCATACGGTTTTGCGTCGGAATCCATACCGTCGTTAAACCAAGTTCCGCGACAGCCTGATTCACGCCACAATACTCAACGAGGTCACAGTCGTGGAAGGCGACAATCGCGTTCTCGGCAAGATAAGGACGGAAGGTTACGAACTCGTCTACCACGTCCTGCTTTCCGTGGAAGCCGTCGATAAAGAGGAAGCCGATCGGTGAGGCTGGAACCATATCGACGCCGCGCTTCATGTGAAACTTCACCTGAGTTGTAAGTCCGGCCGTGGCGATGGAGGCATCCTGCATAAGATCAACCGGATCGCACGTCTCGAGAAGGCCAAACCCGTTATCCTTGAGTGCCTGACCGATATAGCACGACGAGAGCCCCTTGTGCGTCCCCGTTTCAAGGCAATACTTCGGTTTAATAGAGCGGACAAGAGAGTAAAGAAGTTCGCCTTCTTCACGCGTCATAGCATCAGAGTCGCGGAGATGTTCGAAGTTTAGTGTCATACGATTTTCTTAAGACCAGACTCAATAGCGTTAGCGTAATGCTCTTCACTCCACTTTGAAAGGATGTAATCTCTCGTGTTTACTTTCTTGTGCAATGACTCCTGAAGAGCTTCTCGAATAGCACCAGGTTCAGGAGCAACGACGAGACCTTCCTCAGCGTCCATGAGATATTCACTCGTTTTGTCGGAGTCGGCCATGGTAATGAGAGGAATGTTCATCGCCATCGCCTCTAAGACCGTCCTTTGCGAACCACCCGTCCAGTGGCTCGTGATGAGGCACGTGCGCGACGCCGCGTAGATGTGCCTGAGCGTTTCCGCCGAGACGTGGGGGAGAGCGAGACTGCCGGCCCCTTGAGCGGCTTCCCAGCAATAGGTTTCGTGGTCTGCATACATGAAACCGCTAGTGACAGAGGAATACCCTTTGACCGATTCGGCAAAAAGTTTATGACGTTTCCAGTCGCAGTACGTGGCCGGGAAACAGACATCGAAGATTTTGGACTGTCCTTTAACTTGGGCATGGGAAGGATCAAAAAGTTTCGTATTCGTTCCAAAAGCCGTCGAGACAGAAAGTCCTCCGACATTCTGGTATTGAGAAAGATAAGAATTCGACTCTACGAAAATGTGGTCGAACAGGTGCCACGTCGGACCAAACGGATTACCACCAGCGAAGGAGAGCGCCATCGGTTTACCGAGCGCTTTGAGCGGTTCAGCGTGAGGACGAGTAGCATCAGCCCAGTGCCAGATGACATCGGGGTTAAACGCTTTGACTACTTCCACAAACTGCTCCCCCGCCGGAACGAAATGAATAGTTCCAACTAACGGGTGTTGGAGATCCATGCGCGGACCTACCGTAAAGAACTCGAGATCATGTCTCGTCTTTAAGATAGCGATCGCAGCAGCGAGGCCGTCCTGCCAGGTCATCTCTTGGAAGATGTCTGGTTCCCAGTCGTGAATGAAGGCAATTTTCATAGCAGTCTAATTTAGTATGCTCATCCCCGCGCCCAGAGGGCGCGGAATCAACATGCTAGTCCGCGACTTCTTCCGTAGGAGCCTCGCTCGTTTCCGGAGCTTCCGGAGCAGCGACAACTTCTTCGGTCACGACGGTTTCCGTCGGTTCAACGACAACTTCTTCTTCCATATTCTTTTCTTCGGCAGGTTTAGTTACCTGCTCTACAGGACTGAACTGTTCAATCCATTGATCTGCGACCTTTGACCATGAGAATGTCTCGCGGGCATATTTCATAGCCTGCTCACGCACCTCAGATCGTAGTTTATCATCTTTCAAGAAATTGATGAGCTCGTTCTTGTATTTCTCAAGCACTTCCTCATACGTCGGGGCTCCCTGCCCGTAGAACTGATCACGGTTAACTTTCTTAAGACCTCCGGAGATATGGATACCGATGCCAACAGTTTCACGAAGACAGTTGTCAGAGATACCTACTACCGGAATAGCTCCAGCGGCCTGAGCCTTCGCAGCAGCGATGCAGAAGATTTCTTCAAAGTGGCAGGGATAGGCAAAAACATCGGAGGATTTCATCAGACGCGCCACATCAGCGTGTGAGAGTCTACCGAGCTCGTTGATAGACGGGTGGGCCATCATCTCGAGCATCTTTTCTTTCCAAGCCATGCGATCCTTGTTGCCGCCCTGGATCTTGTCGAATAGATCCCAGCCGTAAGCAACCTTCAACTGAGCATCTGGAATTTCCTTAATGACATCGGGCCAGATTGTGAGTAAGTTCTCAAGACCACGGTCGTAAGAGCTCGTGTAGACAACCTGGTGAGTTCCACGTGGAACATTCTCTTCAAACTCAGATGGGTCGATACCGTGACCAACCACCGTAATCTTCTTGTTCGGTATCGTCGGCAAGAGATTGCGGTGATACATGGTCTTGACCATGATCTTCGTAATGTTCTTGATGCGCTTCGTCGTGTAATCTAGGATATTCGGAACGTCGTGGAGATCGAGGAGTTTCACTGGAGCGTTGATCTCGTAGTCGAACACGAGCGGGTCGCGCCACGAAATGAACACATCGGTCTTGTCCTTCGGGTTGAATTCCCAGAACGGCTTATAGATAACGTTGCCGTCCGTAATTTCTTCGGGGCCGCAGTTGTTATAGACCGTTACGTTCCACCCTTTCTTAGCCCATTCACGTGAAAGACGGATCACGGCCTCTTCAGAACCTCCAATGCCTTTATCAAGAGACTTTGGACCCCATTCCTCCCAAGCCTTACCGCAATAGATCGTGACATCTCGACCAGATGATTCCGTTTTCACGAAATTGCGGTGCTTCATAGCAACCACACGCGGTTCTGATCGGAATTCTTTCGGAATAGCAGAGATGAGCGATTCAAGATTTGCCGTGAGCTTATCAGTCTCCAAGCGCTCTCCAGCCGTAATGAAACTATCCACAACGTCCATGTCTTTCTTCACTCTCTGGAGCTCCTTGAGAAGTTGTTCGCCTTTCTCGTGGCCTTTAGCCTTTTCAATAAAAATCTTGCAGGCTTCGATCGCTTTATCAATCTTGTGACCGCTCACATACACCTGAGCCAAATCGTAGTATGGGACAACCTCGTACTCGAACGGGTTCCAGACCAGCATCGAGTCAGGCTTGTTCTTTGAGAGCATCGAGAGAAGGTACTCCTCGGCATCGTCGAGATCGCCCTTACGCATCGAGCAGATAGCGAGGCCACGGAAAGCATCGGCGTACTTCGGTCGGAGCTTCACGGCTCGGAAGAACATGTTCATCGCCTCGTCGATGTGCCCCAGCTCGTACAGACTGAAGGCTGCTCGGGTAATCGCGACGTACTTCTCTTCATCCCACCCTGACTTCGAGAGATACTCGAGATAGTACTTAATCGCCTCCTCGTGGAGCCCATTACCGACGCACGCGTTCGCAACGTTAAAGACAACGCGAGGATCAAGCGGCTTCTGCTCATATTCAGAACGAGCAATACGCAGGTTGCGTTCAGAGCTAGAGCGCACGCGGTGTGCGTCAGCACGATGATAGACGGCTACATCTACCGTAGACGTAACAGACGTCGTCATCTTCGGAATGAGGTCTTCATGAATACGACCTTGCCACAAGAAGTTGCCATCGTTCTTCACGATACGGTTCTTCATATGGAGAGCCGTGCAGTTGCCAAATTCATCGAAGCCATAGAAGTACTGCATCAAGAGACTCGTGAACTGCGCATCGAGTTTCGTGAGTACATCCTTCAGCTTCTCAGCACCGTCGAGTCGGTCGTCGGCATCGAGCCAGAGAATCCAATCTTTTGTCGCTTTGGAGAAGGAAAAATTTCTCGCCGCCGAGAAATCGTCTACCCACGTGAAATCGTAAATTTTTGCTCCGTATTTTTCGGCAACTTCTTTAGTTTTATCCGTTGAACCCGTATCAACGATAATAATTTCGTCAACAATATCCTTAACGGAATCAAGACACTTTGGAAGCCACTCTTCCTCGTTCTTGACGATCATCGCCAACGAGATCGTCGGCAAAGTTTTATCGTTCTGATTCATTTCTGTCATAGGAAACCTTAAATTCAGGAAACTTTTCTGAAAACCATTTTAGCTCTCCATCCGGGTCAAAGAGTCGTTCACTTCCTTCTCCAGAGATCGCAAACTCGAGCTGTTTCATGAGATCGGACGGGATTGTAGCCACGTACACATGCCCTTGGTTCTCGTATGGCTTTGCTTGGCGCATTTCACGAACAGCTTGGGCAAACGTTGCCAGTGTTTCTTTGTTTTTACCAATCCAACGCTCAGTAATCTCTTCAATCAGCTTACGCCGATCGTTTCGTTGTGTGAGTTCCATATACAGATAGTGTACCCCATAGGGAAACAAAAAAGAATGTGGAGAATATCCACATCCTTTTTAGCCTTAAACGGTTTTTACGCCGCTTTGAGGAAACCTGCCATGAAGAAGTTCACAGCTTCGTTGCGAGCCTCAACGGTGAGGTCGCCGATGACTTGCTTCTTCTTGTAGTCGCCGCTGATAGCGAGATCCTGGATGAAAGGCTTGCGAAGGAACGCGAGCTTCCATTTGTCCATGTTCACGCCGAGTACGCGACCCGTGGCGTCGGACGACTGTTGGACATAGCGGTGCAAGTGCACGCGCAGGCGACCAAAGTCGGAATCGTACACGTCAACAGCGTCAACGACGGTCTTATCGGTCACCATCATGAACTTCGTCGCGCCAGCAGTGAAGCTGGAAATGCGGCGCTTCATGAGAGAACCAACGAAGATGTCAGTGATCTGTTCACCATTACCCTTGTCATAGACATCCGCGAGGATGTTCTGAAGCTGGGTGGCGTTGAAGGTCGTACCGGAGGTCTGGGTCGTCGAGTTCGTGGCGATCCACGAGATAACGCCCTTCATCGTCGCAGCCGTACCGGAAGCACCGGAGGTGAGCGTCGAGCGAAGGATGTCGAATTCGGCGGCATTTCCCCAATCGGTGAGAGCCTTGCGCGTCTGGCGAACGGATTCGACCTGACCCTGATAGTGGTCGATCGCATCCTGAACACCGGAAACACCGAACGGAATGGCGATGGATTCTACGACGTTCGTAACGCGGCTCGGGGTCGAGTTCGCGAGAAGCGTCACGTCAACTGCTTCTGCAACGGCACGAGACTGCGCGGTGCGGAGCGTGTCCGTCAACGTCGCGTGGATCGTGTTAATAGCTTGGGTTTTGCCAAGCTGATTCAGGAACGTGTTTTCCGTTGCGGTCAAGTTCTCAATCATGCTGAGAACATCTTCCTTGGCGGACACGTCACCGAATGTACGCAAGATAATATCTGCGGCCATAGTGGCTGTCTTTTATAGAGACAGTGGCCGGAGAGACGGTCTTACAGTCCGAGGACTTCTTTCACGTAATTGTCTTGCGCGTCACCGGAAGAATCGCTTTTAAGGCGTTCAACGGCAGCGCGAACTTTATCGTTAGGAACTCCTGTCCTGCTTGACGGTCTGAGTCCGGTCCCCATCTGGGCCCGCTCTTCTGATGCAGCCGCTTTCACAGCCAAGTCTCTCAGTGAAGACGAGGCGTACGCTTCTGCGAGAGTCTGTCCCGTGGCACTAGCTAGCGTCTTAAGCTCTTTAATAACGCGAGATGCTTCCGGGTTGTCTTTCAAGAAAGCACTTTCCTGAATGGTCATTTTCAGGTCAGACACTTCTCGAGCGATGCTATCAACGCGCTCGTCTTTCTGAGGGGCTGAGCCTTTAGCCAGATCAGAAAGAAACTTGCGTGCTTCGTTTTGGGATAGACCTTCTTCTTTGGCGTATCCTTCGACGAGAGCCTCGAAGGTGTCATGTGCTTCGGCTTTTTTGCGAAGGTCTTGAATTGAGCGATCTCCTACCAAGCCGTTAAGATTTGTAACGGTCTTCAGAGCTTCGTCAACGGTCGAGAACTTGCGGCCAAGAGCTTCGGACAACCTTTCGAGTTCGATAGCAGACTTCGCTGCTTCAGATCCTTGACCAGCCTCCGTACCGCCTGCTCCGGTTGCATCGACTGTAACCTGAGCGTCGGGGGATGTGGGTTGGGGGTTCAATTGATCCATACAGATTAAATGAGTGGGGTTTTTTAATGATCTCTCGACCATGCCTCTTACGAGACAAGAGATCGTGGGGAGGGGTTACTCACCCCCTTCCTTCACGATGTCTCATCGTCTTTCTCTTCGCCGACAGTCACCAGTCCGCTCATGCTTTTGCGCTCGTGAACCTGTCGCGCGATCTCGGCTTTGTGCTCCAGTAGACTTGTTCTCTGGATGATAGCCTCCATCCACTCATTCATCATAGCAACTGCTTCCTGTCTCGCCAACATCTCCTTCAAAGTTTTAATGCCATGAATGGAGTCGTGACGCTCTACTGTGCTCGTGAAGAGCCGAGCTAAAATCTTCCATCCCTCTGTCTGCATCATGTCTCTCAGATGCCTTCCTTCAGCATCCAAGAGCCTGATCTGCTCCTCCGTAAGCGTGTTCCTCATACACTAATTGTTGAGAGTGGCGTAGCTGCGTTACCAGCGAGTTGCCCAGCGTTCATGCCCGCCATCCCAGACGGACCAGTACCGACCATCGCAGCGTTCGGTTGCATCGCAGCCTTACCAGAAGGCTTGCCATAGAGCTGCATAGCGATGATCTCCTCGTTGTTCGCCGAGCGGTCCTTCGCAAGGCGACCCGTATCAAGTCCCATGAGACGTAGCGTCTCTTCCATGATCTTGTCGGGGTCGTACTTCGAGTTCGGGTTCGTCGCCGCGCTCGCGTACATCTCCTTGAGCTGCTGGACGATGAGTGCGCGGTCAATGCGCTCGTTGACGACGACGACCTCCAGCCCGTACTCCTGCTCCTGCAAGTCCTTTGTGATCTTGAGGAAGCGGTTACGTCCGAGCCTCTTAAGCTTCTCAAGCGCGCGCTTCTTCTCCCGATCAACAACCTCTTGCGAAGGCACGGAGACGTTTTTCTTAATGTAGTCGAGCACCTGCGTGTTTACGAGGTGGTTCACGTACGCATCGTCGAGCGTTGTGAGGTCAGAGACATCACCCGTCACGCGGATCACGTCATCCACCGAGTACTCGTTAGGCAGCTCAGGCAGTACGAACCTCTCGAAGAACTCACTAAACGCCATACCCATCTCCTCGTCGATGAGGTCGAACGCGTTGCGAGAGTTGCGATCCTGGATCGTCGCCGTCGTCGCTGCGGTAGAGGCGGGCATGTTAGCGCCCTGAACCGAGTCAGATGCGAACGTCTGTTTCTGTGCCCAGCCCGTAATACGGTCCTCGTCGAGATAGCTGGACTGGCGCACATCCTGAACCGGAAGCGGTTGCAGGTCGTCCATGTCGTAAACAGGGATGATACCTCCAGCGACAGCCTGAGCTACGACCTCGCTCGTGATACCGCGACCAACCTTCGCCTTGAAGAGCCCGTTCTGCAAGATCTGTGCGTTGTTCTTGCGTAGGTTTATGACCATGTTCCCGTACTCCTGCGCACCGAAGAGCTGCTCAGGATAGCCACGGCCATCCCAGCGAGAAGGACATTTACGTAGGCGTATCTCCTGATAAGGAGCATCTTCTCCAGCCTTATTCTTCTCAACCAGGTGCGTAATGACGTTGGAGCCCTTCATGCCGTTCATGCCGCTCACAACAGCGTGACCGTCAAACACATCCATGGCGTCGTCAGAGTTCCCCGTCAGAATATCAAGCGGCATCTTGCCCCAGATCTCATAGCCAACGATATACGGTGTATCTTGTCTCGAATTCGACAACGCCGACTGACCACCAACCTGGAGATCGTCGATACGGCTCACATCCTTTGTCGCCGTCGCAAACTGCACGTTGTCCCAGACCTTATTGTAGGACTGGAACTCGTCAGGCGTCATGATAAACCGCTCCATCTTCACCGGAGCGTCGGTCAGCCAATCCGCTGTCATGTCCGTCAAGAAGTTCAAACGATCAACCGCCTTCGGCATCACGACCCACTTCTTCAACTTCGGATCATACTCCTTACACGCTTTGAGCACGCTTGTCCCGTCGATCGAAGCGCGGCGAATAATGTCGTTGAGCTTGGGACCCCAGCGAATACGCTTAAGTTTGTCGTAGAAGACGTGCTGCTGAATACGCGCCCAACCAGGCAAAACCTCGTTCGTCGTGTAGATCTGAAAGTTCTTCGTATCAATGTCGATCGTCTTTACCGCCGTCTCAGTAATCAGCTCCGTGAGTGGCATCCAATACTTCTCAAGCCCCGTCACCGTGTCATGCGGAGTATCGTAGATGCCGTAGTAGTTCTTCCGCGCACGCTTGACGATATTTACCATGTCAAACGCCACGCGCTCCGTCACAAACGCAAGCTGATCTTTTAGCGATGAATACGCTCGTTGCGCGAAGCTCTGAAGACGAGCTTCTTGTGCTGTCGGTGTGTACGTTGCCATAGACTACGAATTATACGTTTGAAATCTGGGTTTAATGACTCTGAGAACGCCGCCTGAGATCTCGTGCGGCAAGACCGCTTGAGCGCTATCTGCGAGATCGAGCTGGTAGGCACAAGCGTCGATCACGTCATCGTGCTCAGATCTCGGGAACGAGAGAATCTCCTCAATAAGATCCTGGCAATACTCAGAAAGTGTAATCCTGCCAGACTCAAACCGTGGAATCAGGGCTCGTATACGCGTCTCCTTGTTACGACCCTTGTGTTCTACCTCTACTATATCAAAAAACCGCTTCTTCTGTATCATCGCGTTCTCGATGGACTGTCTCAGACCAATTGTATACGCCGTTTTCTCAATCCCCATACGCCGGAAACGTGAGCCGTAGATGCCGTGGAGGAAGAAAATCTCGTCGATGAGCTCAGACGGGTCCATTCTCTTGCGATACGCCCGCAAAATGCGCCAGTTCCCGTTCTCATCGACACCATTTACGACGATGCCCGTGTAGTCAGCCGTCTCTGCCTTCGTCATCGCAGGGTCGATCGTCACGTAGATCGCCAAAGGCACAGCCTCGAGCTTGTAGAGCTCGTCCGTACGCAACCACTCACGCTTGAAGTCAGCATTCTCGTCGTCTGTCGGGTTATTCATGTACTGGCTCGAGAACTCGTACGGACCCTTATCGCGTCTCAGCGAGTCAATGTACTCAGGTGTGAACTTCTTAGGGAAGAGCGGCTTACGATGCGCCTGGTCAGCCCAGACCGTACGCACAAAAATGTCGAAGTTCAGCGAAGTCTCGTTGTCTCTGATAATACGTCCATAGAGGTCGTCCGCGTGCCAGCGAGTTCCGATGAAGATCATCGACCCCGCAGGCTCGATCAAGTCGTATAAGTCCTTGTAGTAGAGCAACACCTTCTGTCTCTGCTCCTTCGTATTAATATTTTCCCGGTTGACCAAGTCATCTCCAACGATGAGGTCGTAGTGCTGAGAGACCACCGACTTGTCGACCGACGAAACCTGAATTGTCGGCTCCTTCCTAATCTCCGTGCGACTCTTTACCACGATCTGCGTCTCCGTCCACTTGTCATCCGCGTTTACCAGATCGCCAAACAGAGCGCGGAGACGCTCATTACGTTCGAAATGATTTTTAATCTCGCGCAAAAAGCTCTTCGAGTTCTCTAAGTAGCCCGTCGAGATGAGCACGCGGATGTTGGGGTTGCAGAGAATCTGCTGGATCGTCCAGCAGACCGTGACCAGCGTGCTCTTTAAGTGCCCACGGGGGATGAGAAGAAGCGCACGGTGGCGGCCTTCCGGTGAAGAGACCGTACGAAGGAACTCTTCAATCTCTTTATGGATCTCGTCGGTCTCAGGATAGCCAAGTACGTCGTGCATCAAGAACTGGAGATCACGTCTTGCGAGGCGTCTTGCGAGCTCGTCCTTGTAGAGTTGCAGCTGCTCATCAACAGGAAGAGCGTCGATGTCAACAGTGTTTCTCGCAGCCGCTTCCGCTTCTAATTTCTTCATGAAATTAGATTTGGGACCAGATCTACGAGGAGGTGGTTTGAGTAAATTGCCAATAACTTTTTGCTCTGCGATAGTGTATTTAGGTTTGCGTCCCATGTGATTACGCTAAGAGCTTGTGAACGACAATATCTTTCGTCGCTCGCAGCAATTTCTTATCGACTTCTAGTGAGAAGTGTGTAGGGAACGTTTCGTCCAAAATAGGTTCGATAACAGCAGCAGGCATAAAAGCCTGGAGCAAGTACATATCAGTGTGGCAATCGTAGTGTAAGCTCACTCGATCGAGCTCTGGGATATGAGAGAAGAGTGTGGGGGAACAGGTATGGGTGACAGAATTTTTCTTGGAGAAAAAATTTTGGAGAAAAAGTTTGAAGCTCATACAAAATTTTTTGGGAAAAAATCCGAGAGGTATCTAAGACTGTATATTTTTTATAAAGCCACCGCGCAACCGAACCCCGGTACCCCGTCAAGACTTCCGCGCTATGTTTTTTCTTCTGCGTCCTGTGCGCTCTTCGGCTCTTCTTTTTTTTCTGTTGTGCTAAGAGTCTGACAATGTATATTAGGCGACACATCATCGGCTTTTGCGCTAACGTTAGCAGAATTATTGCCAACAAGTTGCGCCATTTTTTGCAATAAAAGCCCTTCGTCCATTGACGCGAAGACGTTGATGACGTTTTTTTGGTTCTGAACTTGTTTGCCAACGCCTGCACGCGCCAATAAATCTTTTGACGCTGCAAGACGAACGCGCGGATCTTCTGCGGTCTGCGCTAAGTCTTTTACAACTTGAAGGCTTGGCATAATTTGATCTTCAAGAAAGGCGCGCCAATCCTGAATTGCGGCCTGAACCTTAGGAACGGTAAGCACTTCGCTACCAACCGCGGCCGCGACGTCTCTATTTTTTACGTTGTATCCTGCCTTAATTGTTGCCTCTGTAGCGTTTCCGTCAACAATATATGCCTTAGCAAAACGCTCTTGCTTTAGTGTTAATTTTGTTCGTTGTGCCATATATTCACAGTTTACCAGACTTATGCACAGTTTACCTGTTTACAATTTCTTCCCTATGGTGTACACTGTTTACAGATGAGAAATAACCTACAAGTTATGCACAGCGTCGCATACGTCCTCGGTTCGTTTGCTCTTGCTCTGTGGGCGCTCGAAGTTGCAGCAGCGAAGTCGCGTAAGTTTCGAATGTGGTATCGCAACGATCGTTAAATATATGAATGTCAAACTTTACGGGTCTGCCACAATAGAGGAGTGCGTGCTAGCATATCAAATCGCTCTGACGGGCAACAAAGAATTGCTAGACGAAGCGACCGAAAACATTTCACGTGCCAAGGTGCGAATACTGACCGAAGTAATGCGGTGGGAGATTGTAAAAAGTTTGATCGTTTAACCCTCCAACGCTCGCGCCCGACACGTTCGGGCGGTTGCGCTGGGCGATTAAGCCCCTAAATAGCCCTATGGCTCAAATGCTATGACTATCGAGAAGTTGAAAGAAAAAATCACGTCGCCAAACTCCAACGATACGCTCGAAGAGCTGGAAAACTATGTAGGCTCGACGTTCAAGGATGACGCCGCCTTGCTCGAAGCTATCAAGGACGAAAGCGACAAGCTCGACGATATCATCCACGAGATAGCGGACGGGCGCGTCAGCGTCTACACGCGCGACCGTATGGAATGGCTAACGGAAAACATCGGGCGCGCCGATCAAGAAAACGCTATCGCCTGCGGCGCGAAGAACGCCGAAGACATCGCCGCCTTTTGCTGGTACGAGTGCGAAGTCGAAGACATCCGCGAAGACTTGAACGAAATTCAGCACATCTTGAACGAAGAAGACGAAACCTAATCCTCGCTCTATGAACCTCACCAGAATCGAAAAAATCCGCTTCGTCCGTGATTTCGACGAAAACCCCGACGTTTCTTGGATTGGCACTTTTTCGGACAAACCGAAAGAAGGCGCGATTGACCATCACGAACGCGGCGGCGTTGAACACAATACTTTGCGCTGGTTCAATCCTGCGAACCCCGAACGCGCGGAACAGGAATACAGGCATATTATGCGGCTCGAAAAAGGCGATTCCGCTTTCTACGGCTTCCGTGCCGAAGCCGTCGTTTACCTTTCCGGCGTCCGACAGGTCATCACCTCTTCCAACTTGTGGGGTATGGAACACGACGGCGGCAAGGAATGCGAAGCGTACTTCAAAGAGGAAGAAAAAAACCAACTCGAAGAATTGAAGGCAATCTTAAAAGATAACTTTAAGTTTTCCGCCGCCGATATTGACGCCGCGTGCGCGAACGTCGAAGAGGCGGAATAAATATCGATCGTATGAAAAAAGTCTTTTACTCCGACATAGCCGCTATCCCTTCCGACGTCTGCCCGTCATCACTTGATGAAAATCTTGAACCCGTGGACCCGAACAATACCGCCCACAAATGGGAAGAACCCAACGACAACGACTCAAGGGATACCGCTTGCGATTGCGGGGGCGATAACTGCGGCTTTCCTGTTATCCGTTGCGTAGAGTGCGGCGCGGCGAAAGACGATGAAGAATAAGCGTGAACCTTAAAATCCTGTTTTTCCTTTATGAAAACGAACCTCATCAATCAATCACTAGTCGAAAGTGTTTTTAGGGTAGCTATTGCCGAAGCGGAAGAGGGCGGCGAAGCGTGGCAAGCATTGCGTTCCACCGTTCGTTCCCTAGCTGATAAGATCGAAGCAAGCCAAAAAGAAGGAACCTTCGACAAACTCGACTTTGTGGACTGGTGCGGTTGCTACGATGTTTTTGACGACGAAATGCCCGAACCTGTCAACGCCCCTAACCACGCCTCCGAAGATTGCGAATGCGCCCACTGTCAAGAACATCCTATTTGTGCCTCACGCAACGGGGAAGCTTGCGACTGCCATTTTTCGCAAGAGTGTAACAATTGCGGCGTCCTCTTGTCCGTTGAACGTTGGACTTGTCCTAGTCTCGAAAAATGCGGCTTGTCCTGTTCCGAAGACTGCCACAAAAAACACTTCGAGAAGGTCAAACATTGGTAGCACCCTTTTCGCCCCTAGTCTTTCCTTCCCGTCCATTTCCTAGCGAAGTGGACGGCATAGGGTAGGCAATTAAGCCGTTCCCTGCCGTTTGATAGCGGCGGCACTTTGACAACTAATCCGCTCACTATGGTTCAAACATATCCGCCTACAGTCTTTGACGTTTCCGTAGCTCTCAACGCCCTCTACGGTACGTTGACGACCTCTCAAATAGAAAAGGCGGCACGTCAAGCCTGTATGTCTGCCCAAAAAATAGGAGCCGTCTTGCGTTGGGTACGTGGCTTTCCTAAAGCCTAGCCTATGCCCGACTTCACGCTATACACCCTGGGGCAGCTCCTAGCCTCCGACAACGAGACAATACGCCGGAACGCTATTAGTATCCTCAAGGCTCTACAACGGGCTCCAAGCACCGTAAACGATCAGAATGACCGCTAGCGACAACCGCAACGCTTTACCCTCTCGCCGCTAACACGGCGACACCATAAAGCCTCCCTATGCTATCTATTGGGGGGTTTTTTATTTTCAACTACCGCCCACCACCGCATACAAAAACTAACCTCATTCCGACCAACCCAACGTATTATCTTAAACATCCATAACATTGTAGCTAATAATCTATCGCGCGATTCTGCGCGACTCTTTGCTCAAAATCGGTACCTTAAAAATCCCTCGCGCGATTCTGCGTGAATTGCATTATTTAGCCTTAAATCGTTTCGGTACATGATAGGTACAAAAAACGAAAACCGATTTTCACATTTAAGCTCAAATTCTGCAAAGTCGGAAACATCGACCCGCTTTTCGGAAACGTGTTCTGAAACTTCGTTTTGCCGACGTTTCACCCCAAAATCGACCAATTAAAACGGGTACCAAAACACAATTCACCGAGGTGTAACGGAAACGTCGGAAAAGGATTTTATAAGTAGTAGTAAAAAGTAGTATAGGCGCGGGTACACGTTGCAGGTACGTGGTACATACCCCCTCCTTTTTTCCTTCCGACGTTTCCTAAAACATGTTACCACCACGTTTAAAGCCTTATTTTATAACCCCCTTTCTTGTGTGAAACGTTGGAAAAGAAAACATTTCAGGCTCGTGGTAGTTCGTTCCTGTAACCTATCCACATTGTAAAGTTTGCACTGGCCTGTATGATTGGAACTATATGATCATCACTTACCTCTCAGAGACACCCAATCGTGGCGAGTACGGCAGCTTGGTTTCGTTCCTCCGTCTTTATTCAACTAAACTTTCGGCTGGCGAGTGCCAGATCAAGACGCTCAAAGAGCTCGCCTCGGAGTTCTTCGGAAGCGATGACAAAAAGTTCACGGACAGAATCAGAGTCACAATCTATAGATTGAACCGTAAAGAAAAAACGTCTCAACCCGTTTAACAGCTCGTTGATCCCCATTCTCATGTCACGCAAGAAAAAGGAGAGCTTGCCGTGTAGGACGTTCATCGAGACGCCAACGCTCATCGCTGAGGCCGCTATACAAGAAGGACAACCGTTTTTCGTTGTCTATGACCGACTCGCAAAAGATTTTGTTTTTCAAAAAGAGTTCCTCCACGACGCTGGCGACGGGAAAGCGACAACCTTCCTCCCTCTACTCCTCGACGATCCTCTGGCCTCCTTCGTGAAGTTCCCCTCTGGTGCTCTGGAGTACGGGAGTGAAGACAGGCTCCTTGGTGACATCCGTTCGTTCATCCGCAAATGGGTGGACTTGCCTGAGAGGTACGAGAAGCTGGCTGCTCTCTACGTGATGTTCACATGGTGCCACGACGAGTTCTTCGAGATCCCCTACCTACGCATCATCGCTGACCTCGGGAGCGGCAAGACGCGGCTGGGGCTCCAGGTGCTTGGCTCCGTCTGCTACAAAGCCTTCGCTACGATCGCTGCCTCGACGCTCTCCCCTATTTTCAGAACGCTTGACTTCGTGGGTGGCACAATGGTGCTCGACGAGGCTGACCTCGGCGACAAGAGCGACAAGACGGCGGAGCTGGTGCAGCTCCTTAACTCCGGGTATGTGAAAGGGATGTGTATCATGCGCTCGGAGAAATCTGGAGACAACTTCATCGCGGCGAGATACAAGGTCTTCGGTCCCAAGATCATCATGAGTCGCGAACACTTTAAAGACGCTGCGCTCGAGAGTCGATGCATCGAGCTGCGTATCACACGCACAGATCGCAAGGACTTGCCGCTCTCGATCGACGAGAGCTTAGAAGAAGAAGGCGTCGAGCTGAGAAACAAGCTGCTGCTCTGGCGTCTCAGAACATACGGGACGCATCGCGGGAAGATGGACATGAGCTTCGCTGAGCTGGATCTGCCACCGCGCCTCAAGCAGCTCCTTCTCATCCTCTCTGGTACGGTCTCAGACCCCGACCTGGTGCTCATCCTACGAGACCTGGGCGACGAGCTCTCAAGAGAGCACGCGGAGAGGCGTGGCGATACCTACGAGGGTGAGATCGTGGCTGCCTTGGCTCAGAGAGGCTCCAGCGTGTTCATATCGTGTCAGGAGCTCGCTGACGAGCTCAACGAGGGCGCTGACGCGAGAGAGAAGAAGACGCCCCGCTCGATAGGCTTCTACCTCAGAGAGCGTCTAGGGCTCAAGCCTAAGCGTCAGGGCTCGACGAGACGGTTCGGGGTGACGGTGACAAGTAAAGAACTGATCGCACTAACCCGTACCTACGGCATCCCATATGAGGCGACTGACGTTCGGGACGACACCGCTGGAGGAGACAGAGACCTCGACGGTACGAGCGTTCGAGGACGTGACGACACAGGTGACGTCGCACCCTTCTAACGAGCGGCGTGAGTACTTAGACGGCTTAGCGTGGCACGAGGACGCTCACAGAGCTCTGTGGTGGCGCGTACGGTTTGGCAAGCGGTACTTCTTCGCCACCTCGGCGGTCGTGTGTCTCAGTCAGAAAGACTTCGAGCACTCAGCTCAGTTCCCAGAGCGCGTCTGGCAAGCACAATAATAATTGTTGGAGGATCGTATCTATGAACCCTAACCGCGTATGCCCTCAGTGTGGCGAGAGTAAGAACGAGCACGAGCAGCTCTGTAACTTTTGTACGGAGAACGAGGAGGTTGAGATGTTCAGCGGACCGCTCTTCCCCGCTGGCGATACCGACGATGCCGACATTTGACTACTTGCCGACGTGGAAGGCTGCGAGGGGCTACTACGAGCTCCTACCCGCCTTCCACTGGCTCTCCGACGAGGAGTGCGACTGGTGGGAGACGCTAAAGGCTCAGCACGAGAGCTCATATCGCCTACCGACGACCGAGCGCTCATGGCAGAGTCTGATGGGGCTACGCGGTGAGAATGTAAAGTCATCGCTTGACAAAGAGACGATACTGGAGAGGGTGGAGATGCTGGTTCTCATTGAGAGATACGGGGTCGAGAAGATACGCGTCTTCGGTGGACGAGCGAAGGGGCTGTGCCCGTTTCACGCAGAGAGGACGGCAAGCTTCTCGGTAGATCTGGGTAAGAAGCTCTGGTACTGCTTCGGCGAGGCGACGGGTGGCGACGCGATAAGTTTCGTGATGGCGATGGACAAGTGCACGTTCAGGGAGGCGCTTAAAACTCTTAATGAGATGTTCTGATATGCAGGTACTACGCACAGTAAATGACCACGTGCTCGTTCGGCCTCTGCGTGAGGCTCCGCTTATGGCTGGTATTGAGATCCCGGACTCGGTAGACGAGGAGAGAATCACAAGAGGTGTGGTGGCTGTAGCGATGACATCGCGGAAGGGTGCGACGTTCGGCGAGGGCGACATTGTTATGTTCGACGCTCTGCGACCGCGTGAGGTGGAGCATGGCGGTGAGGACTGTCTCATCATCCACGCCGACGACATTATTGCGGTGATTAAATAACTGTATGGCACGCAAGACATACTACGGCAACGAGGCGAGAGAGATGCTTAAGCGTGGCGTGAACGAGCTCGCAGATGCGGTAAAGACGACGCTGGGACCGAAGGGGAGAAACGCGGTGATCTATCCTGGGTATGGGATGCCGATCGTCACTAAGGACGGCGTTACGGTGGCGAAGCATATTGAACCAGAAGACATCGGCGAGCGCATGGGCGCTGATCTGGTACGTCAGGCGGCGATGCGTACAAACGACGCAGTAGGAGACGGCACGACAACGAGCACGGTACTTGCTCAGGAGATCGTGAGGCTCTCGCTCGAGGCTCTTGAGAAAGATCCTACACTCGACGTGCATACGCTCAGAAACCAGATGGAGGAGAGAGTGAACAACATTTGTGTTCAGTTAGACAAGGAGGCAATCCAGATCGACGGGGACGTGGAGAAGCTCACACAAGTGGCTACAATTAGCGCAAATAACGACACCGAGACAGGTAAGCTGATCGGGGAGCTCATGTATGCGGTCGGCAAGAACGGCATCGTCACGGTCGACGATAGCCCAGAGGTCGGTATTAAAGTTGAGCGTGTCGAGGGCCTCCAGTTCGCAAAGGGGTACATGAGCCGCTATATGATCACTGACGGCGAGAGGCTCGTCGCCGAGCTCGGCGATCCGGTCGTGATCGTCACAGACTACCGCGTGACGACGGCGAAGGAGCTCGTGGCTCTGATTCAGCCTGCGATCGACGCAGGCCGCAAGGATATTTTCATGATCTGTGAGGACTTGGAGGGGGATGCGTTGACGATCGTGACGGCGAACGGTCCCATGTTCAAGAAGAACTTTAATGTGGTGGCGGTTGCTCCCCCTGGGTACGGCGATCGCAAGAAGGAGATGATGCTCGACATCTGTGCGTTGACAGGAGCGAGTCTCATCTCACTCGAGGTAGGGAAGAAGCTCGAGGATGTGACGGCGGCAGATTACGGTACGTGTGCGAAGGTGACGGTCGAGCAGGACAAGACGACGGTGATCGGCGGCGGCGGCAAGAAGGAAGATATTGAGACGCGCATCGCCATGGTGAAGACGATGCTCGAGAAGCCAGAACTCAGCGTCTATGACAAGGAGAAACTCCAGGAGCGCTTGGCGAAGCTCACAGGCGGAGTTGCTGTTATTAAGATCGGCGCTCCCACTGAGAGCGAGGCGAAGGAAAAGAAGTACCTTATCGACGACGCGGTATCTGCGGTCAAAGCTGCGATGCAAGAAGGCATCGTCGCAGGAGGTGGTATGGCGCTCTTCCGTGCGGCAGTAGCGACGGGACCTTACGAGAAGAAAGATATTATCAGCGCAGCGTGTCATAAACCGCTGGACCAGATCATCGAGAACTATGGTGCGAAAACTACGGAGCAGCGCGTTGCACTTAATCTCGACTACGGTCTATGCGGCGGCTTCGACGCAAAGGCTGGCGTCGTCGTTCCCGATATGATCGCTGCGGGTATTGTTGATCCGGTGTCAGTGACGAAGTCGGCGCTGAGGAACGCGTTCTCTGCTGCGGTGGCAATTCTCACAACAGAAACTCTCGTCGTAGAAATCCCAGAAAAACGGGTGTTTTCTCAGGAGTAGACTGTGCATAACTTACTCCTTGACTCTCTCTGGAAGAGGTGTACACTGTGGGTAAGTTACTAATGACGATATGAAATTATTACTCACACTCTTCTGCTTCGCTACGCTGGTGCTTCTCTCTACGAACGCTTGGCTAAAGGAGAGACAGAAGACGCTGGAGGCTGAGATCCATTCCTCAGAATCCTGTGCCCTCAAAGCCTCCCTCCTCGCCAACACCATAGACCCCAGATATTACTCAGAAAGTACGATCAAGAGAGCTTACGAAATGTGCTTAAACGAATGAAGGTATGCAGGAGGTTATTCAAGGGGACTGTCTAGAAGTGATGCGAAAAATGCCGTCGGATTCGATTGATTGCATCGTGACCGACCCGCCTTACGGCTACTCCTTCATGGGTAAGGACTGGGACAAGGCTGTTGTGGGAGTTGAAACGTGGAAAGAGTGTCTGAGAGTTCTAAAGCCAGGAGCGTTCGCCTTCGTCATGTCAGCACCCCGTCAGGATGTCCTCTCTAGGATGATGGTGAATCTTGCTGACGCGGGGTTTGAAACGGCGTTTACTTCGCTCTACCACACATATGCCTCAGGATTCCCCAAGGCTCAAAATCTACAGCGTTTCCAAGGCAAGCGTCAGGAGGCTGGCAAACACGCGCTGCGTGAGCTGTTCCGCACCGCTCTACATCAAGCCGTTCATGGTGGGAAAGACGAAATCTGGAAATCGTTGTCGTCCCTGCTGGCGCGAGTGGAATCGAACGCACAACACGAGGTTCTTGTTTTCACGGAAGGGGAAGGAACCAACGCACAAGTTCCCGAACGGCAAAGAGAATCCGTCATGGAAGGGCGGCGTGACCTACAGGCGCAGGAAAGGAATTTACTCGAATGTCAGGTATGTACGTTGCCCGCCCTCCTTCGTTTCGATGGCGCGGAAGGATGGGTATGTCATGGAGCATCGGCTGGTGATGGCTCTCTCGCGTGGGAGATCGTTGACCAGAACGGAGGTCGTTCATCATATCAATCACGAACCGACGGACAACCGATTGGAAAACTTGATGTTGTTTGCGACCAATGCGGAACACAAACGTTACGAAGCCTTGAATCCGGTTACGGCGGCTTCCAACCCAAACCTGCTGTGGAAGTCATCCTGGTCGCTATGAAGCCTCTCTCGGAGAAGACTTACGTTGACCAAGCGATGAAGAATGGGAAAGGAGTTACCTGGTTGGATGATTGCCGAGTACCGACGGCAAAGGACGACGAACGCGTCGCAGGAAACAGGACGGCCACGTTCGGAACACAGGAGACACAAAGCGGGGGCGACGGGTCTGGTGGCTACGACCCCGACAACCGTGGCCGCTTCCCTGCCAACCTCCTCGTCTCCGATGACGCTTTGAATGACGGAAGGGAACGAAAAAGCGGAAAGATGAGGGCTGGGCAACAAAGGAACTCTAAACCCATGTTCGGGTCTGAAACCGATCACATCGGAGAAACCTACGGCGACTCCGACTCCTACTCCCGCTTCTTCTCCCTCGACGCTTGGGCTGAAAAGACATTCCCGTTCCTGATTGTTCCAAAGGCGAGTAAGCGGGAGAAAAACGCTGGATGTGAGTCCCTACCAGAAAAACTTTCAGCAGGACTCCCTCTGCGAGCAGAGGGAGGAGAGAGGGCTGGCGAAGGCGGGGACGGGTCGTCAACCGACCGAGTGGTAAAAATGCGAAATCATCACCCAACCACAAAACCCGTAAAACTCATGTCCTACCTGATCACTCTAGGAACCCGCGAAGGGGATACCGTGCTTGACCCTTTTCTCGGTTCCGGGACGACAGGGGTAGCGGCAAAGATGCTTGGGAGGAAGTTCATCGGAATCGAAAGAGAAGCCGAGTACGTCGAAATCGCTAAAGCCCGATTAGCAGCTACCTAATCCCCCTCTCCAACCTCCTCCTGCGGGATGGGGGAGATGAAATAACGTATGAAGAAGACACTCAAACAACTTGAATCCGAGCGAGACGCGATCAACGCAGAAATAAACCAACTTCGAGAGAAAGAGGTCGTCGATGTTCAGTGGCCGAATGCGAGGAAGCTCGTCGGGACGCGCCTCGTCTACAGAGATAACCACTTCGGAGGTGAGCGGAAAAAGAAGGACTGCTGGAACGTTTACAAAAGGGTTCTCGACTTTATCGAAGGCTCGTTCATCGTAGAGAGTTTCGAGGTTAACTCCTACGGAACAACTGAACACAAGTTTGACTCCGTTCCCCTTTATGCGTGGCGACAATCTGATCCGCTTGAAAGCTTCCCCGGATGCGAAATCTGTTCAGCCAGAGAGTATCAGAAGGCAATGGACGAGTTCATGTTGGAGACAGGCTCACAATCCAAGCTTAGAAAGAACCTTCTCAAGAAGACATAATCCCTCCCAGAGAGAAAGAAGAAATATGGATGACAAAATCGCTGGAATCCTCGTTATACTCACTTTTATAGCTGTCGTAGCCATTCTCCTCTACGGCTCACTCATGGGGATCGGAAACGCGACCGTGGACAGCCAGTGCCTTAAACGCGGCTGGCGTGAAGGACGTATCGACTACACACTCACGAAATACTGCGTGAACAGGAACGACCAGACGGACACCGTGAAACCCCTCAAGGAGATTCCCAAGCCATAACGTGTGATCAGGCGGCATTCCAAGTTTGAATAGACTTGGAACTCGCCGGAGGTCGGGGAGTGGAGAAATTGGCAGTCTCGCGCCACCGTGCGCGTTCCTTTACGGGGATGTACAGGGTGGCGTGGTCGGTAACGACCGTCCAGGTTCGAATCCTGGCTCCCCGACCTCCGGCGGGTAAGCAATTACTCGCAGGCGACGATCAGCTAAATAACTTTGTGGAGGTATGGCAGCTACACGTGTAGGGGTTGAGTGGTGCGAGAAATGCCAAGGCCAGGGCTTCAACTACGAGATGGTCGGACAGGAAAGATACGGCCTGATCTTTACGAGGGACGTACACGTTCAGGTTATCTGTGAGGCTTGCCGGGGGATAGGAACGTGGCCCAAGACAGAACTGGCAAGGACGGATATCTACTAACCCCACCTCTATGACCAAGAAAGTGAAGATGAAGAAGCGTGTTCCCAAGATGTCGGCATGGGCAGTCGTCGGAGAAAAAACAATGTCTCCGTGGGGTAATGGGTACGAGTTTCAGTATCCGATATTCCACACAAGGATAGAGGATTTTAATAGCGTGAGCGGGCATTTGGTTGTGGGAGTCAAGAGCTACGAGAACGTTTCCGACGGCTACCACACGATCGAGGAGCTTTACGATCATCGGATCACGCTCTATATCGCGCTGTGCCGCTACTTACAAAAAGACGAAATTAACTACCGGAGTGAGCATCAAGGGACTAAAGA